GTTGAGGTTGCGGAGCGTGGCCTCCGCAGCGGCCTTCACGCTGAAGCCATACTCACCCCAGAACCGCGCGACCTCCTGGGTGGATCGGCGCTCCTCGATCATGGCCGCGTTGCGCCGCTGCGAGTTGCGAAACCAGATCGTCTGCGAGATCGTGGTCTCCTCGACGCCGCTGCCAAGACCGACCATTGACGCGGCGAAATCCAACGCCGCCGCCGTTGCATCGACGAGCTCGTCGTGGAACAGCGCCACGCCAGCGATGGCCGCGCCGACCCAGACCAGCGGATTCACGGCCGCGAGCGCGCCGAACACCACCGCCAGGCCGGACGCGGCGCCGGTGGCTGCGACGATCGACGCCACCAGCACGCCTCCGATCACGACGGCAACGACCCCCAGCACGTCGCCCAGCGTGCGCGCGATATCGACCAATCCCTTGAAGAACGCGACCAGCTTGGTGATGATCGTGGCCAGCCCGCCGAGCGCGCGCCCGAGCAACAGTGCCGCTTCGGCCAGCAGTCCGAACACGTTGGTCTCTGCCTGGATCTCGCCGAACAGCGCGATCATGTTGTTTTTCAACACCGTGATCGCCTGCCCGACCGTGGGCACCGTCTTCGCGAACTGCTTGTCGAGATCGCCGGCAGCGGCGTTGAACGCGTCTCGAATCACCTCGGCCGTGATCGCGCCGTCCGCGCCCAACCCGCGCAGCTCGCCGCGCGTCACCCCCATCTGCTTGGCGATGACGTCGGCCACCGCGGGGAGTTGTTCGAGCACTGAGCGCAACTCGTCGCCGCGCAGCGCACCGGACGAAAGGCCCTGGGAGAACTGAATCAATCCGGCGTTGGCCTCGGCCGCCGACGCACCCGACAGGATGATCGCCTTGTTGACGCTCTCGGTGAGGCGCAGGACCTCGGCCTGGCCCACGTTGGAGTCCTTGAGCGAGAGCGAAAACCGTGTGAACGCTTCGGCCGTGCTCTCGACGCTGGAGCGCGTGCGGTTCGCGATGTCGAACACCGCCTTGGTGGCGTTCGCGAGATCGTCGCTGCCCGAGGTGACGACGCGCAGCCGGTTTTGTAGGTTGGTGAACGCGTCGCCGAGGCGCACGATTTCGCGCACGCCGACCGTGATGCCGGTCAGGATCAGCGCGCGCCGGATCAGCGAGCCGACCGAGTTTGCCTTGTTGCCGACGGTGTCGAGCGCCTGTGTCGCGCCCGCCGCCGCCCGGTTGCGTTCCCCGACCAGCAGCCGAAGCTGTGCGGCTTGCTGCGTGGAGACCGCTACGCCCTGCTGGCGAAGCTGCGCTTCGAGTCTCAGCGCGTCCGCTTCGGCCTGGTGACCCGACGCGCTGAGCTTGAGCAGTCGCGTCTCCTCGCGCAACCCGGCGATGGTCTGGCCGATCGGGTCCAGCGTTCCCCGCATCGCCGCCTGCTTCGCAAGCAGCAGCCTTCCTGCCTCCGCCTCGGACGCGAGCCCCGCCTTGACCGCGTCGTTGAGCTGACGCTGGGTCGCAGCCATCTCGCGCTGTGCCGCGAGTGTGGGGTTCAGCGCGTTTTCTAGGCCCTGCAGCGCGCGGATCTGATCCAACACGCCGCGCGTTGCCGACGCCGGCGGCGCGATCGGCTTGCTGCCCATCGCCTGCAGCCGAGTGAGCCGCGCCTCGATCTGATCGGCCGCCTGCTTTGCCGCCGTCGGATCGACGATGACGCGAATGCGGAAGTCAGACACCTAGCCGTCCTTCTTGTCCGTGGCGTCGGGTTTTTTCGCCTTGCTCTCCGCTGCGACCCACTTGAGATAGGTCGCGTCGAGCGCGCTGATGATCTTCTCGAACCTGTCGCGGTTGTCGTCGTCGAGCCCCACGTGATCCGCAAACGCCATCATCGACGACCACGGGATCGGGCCGACCGACATGCCGATCGCCCGGTCTCGCCCGAGCCGGTGGAAGGCGTTGAGATAAAACCCGCCTTCCTCCGTGATGGGCGGCTCGTCCAGAAACCAGTCCGGTACCGGACGGCCTTGGTCGATGCAGCGCTTTGCATGCCAACCGTCGCGACTGAGCTTCCGCTCCCACCTCAGCCGCTCTACGAGTTTTTTTCCAGCTCGTCGTCATCTCCGTCGCTGGTTTCGCGGTAGTTCGACGTCGCCATCGCGTGAAGGCGCGCGCGCTCGAAGATGTCGTCGGGGAGCGCTTCGATGAATTCCGCGCAGGCTTCGACCGAGAACGGCACATCGGCGCCGTCGTCGTCGACGACGCGCTCCCAGCCGGTGACGACGTACTTGGGGAACATTTCGCGATCGCGCTCGAGCCCGTACGCTTCCTCTTCCGCCGCCGCCTCTATCGCGGCCCTGCCCTTGCCCTTGGTTTTCTTTGCCGCAGCCTTGGCCGATCGAAGGCGCGCGTTGAAATACCCGTGGTTGGATCGGCCGGCGTGCAGCAAGTGCAGCACGGGGCGGCCGACGATCTCCTCGATCGTGTAGGGCGAGGTCATCGCCGGATCGATCTTGAGCTTCGCGACGTGTGAGAAACGACTCATGCCAAGCTACCTTCCGCCGGCGCTTAGGCCGGGATGTGCGGGAAAAACGAAACGCTCGCCGCGTAACCGAGCGTCGGATCTTTGTGGACCATCAGCGGGATGGCCTGCGTGATCGTCTCGTTGCGCGGGAACGACAGCTTCGCGTCTCCAACGCGCGACGACGGCACGTCCAGAATCATCGCGCCGTCGAGGGTCTTGAGCCCCATCTGCATGCCGATGTCCGTGTCGTTTCGCGCGGCGGCGCTCATCGCGGTGGTCTCGAACAACATCGGCCCGTCGAGGTCGACGTGGATGTTGCCCACAGAGATCTTGACCGCCCCAAACGTGCCCAGCACCGACTTCGGCGTGAGGTTGTTGTTCATCGACAGCGTGAGTGCCTCGAACTGCACGCCGAGGTCGGCGTCGTTTTCGTCGAGCAGGTTGAGAAACGCGATGTCGGACATCGTGCTGAACGACTCGGTGGCGTTGGGCTCGAGCGCGCTGCTCGCACCGCTTTTTCGCGACGTCGTCGGCGCGGGCGTGTCGCCGCCCACGAACCCAACGGTCATCGTGGCGATGTTCTCCAGCGGGAACCCGAGGGACAGCAAGTTGCACTTGTTGCCGACGGGGTAGTCGTACTCCGGCGTCGAGTAGTCGTACGCCGCTTCCCACGTGATCGTTTCGGCGTTGAAGTCCGCGTCGTTGACGTCCACGTTGCGGCAGAAGCGTCCATAGAAGATCTGGATCGTCTTGCCGGAGCCGTTGTCAGTGGCGAGCGCGTCGCCGGCGACACGGCTCAGCGTGAGCTTGTTCGCGTCGATCGCGTCGATGCGAGCGTACGGGTTTCCGCTGGTGGCGAAGAACGTGTTGGCCGCCGTGCCGCCGATCTTGATGTACTGGCCGACCGTGAGGTTGTAGTCCTCGAAGTCGAGCGTGGTCGAGATCAGGTCGCCGTTCGAGTCGATCTCCAAATCGCCCGACCCGCCCTGCACGCCCGCGATCTCGACGGTGGCGTTCGCCGGAGTCGACCCCTCGGCCGTGAGCGATCCGGTGGCGACCTTGATCGCCGTCGCGCTCGACGTGGCCACGACCAGCCACAGTCCGTTGTTCGCCTCGACGCCCATCCCGCGGGCGTAGATCAGCTCGCCGGCCACGAGGTCGCCATCGGCGCCGACGGTGAATTCGTCCTCGGACCCGCCACCGTCCACGACGGCGGTCACGGCGTACTCGGACACGGCCTGGGTGCCGACGCCCGTGGGCGTGACGAACAAAAAGCGCGGCACGAAGTCGCGCAGGTGCGACAGCGTCGCGTCCATCTCGACCGTGACGCTGCTGCGGAGCGACGTGGACTTTCCCGCGCGCCGGTTGCGGTCGGTGGAGATCGGATCGCGCGCCGTCTTGCCGATCTGCGCGCCGAAGTCGGTGGGGTTGTTGACCTCGGCCTTTCGCCAGCCGGTCGTGTTCGCCACCTTGAACGCCGACTCGGTGACCCATGCGAAGCCCGTTGCGTTTGTGTCTGCCATGATCGTGTTTCCTTACTTGGTCTCGTCATACGTGAACGAAATCTCCACCAACACGCCAACCCATCGCGCGTCGTCGGTGTCGAGAGGTCTCGGAACGGACGCGTAACACTTCACACCGTCGAAGCTCACGCCCTCGAAAATCGTTTGCACGACCTTCGCCAGGTCGTTGGCCTCCCCGATGCCGTCGTCGTCCTCGGCGGGCGTGAACACCTGCACGAAAATCTGACCGCCACGTCGAAAGCGACGCGACCCCGCGCCGCCGAGGGT